GGAACGGTTCAAGCCGTCCTAACGTCGTTCGACTGTCCCCGGCAGAAGCTCAGGCAGCTCGCGACATGGGTATGACTGATCAAGAGTATGCTCTTAACAAGATTGCCTTGCAGAAGGCTGGCCGACTGCCAAATTAAGGAGAAAGTGATGTCTGATACCGCAAATGAACCCTCCCGCCGTCGTGGCCGCCGCCCTGCTGATGACAATGATGCAGTGCAAGCGGCTGAGACTTCCGTTCCCCGTGGCGAAATGAGGTCAGCTATGCGTGATGATGATCCCCGCGCCCGTGCAGCGCGTCGTGCAGCGGAAATCCGTGGTCATCGCGGCGATATGGATGAAGGAACAGATGAGTTCTTCATTGATCCCGAAATGGTGCCAGAAGGTTGGACCTACGAATGGAAGCGTCGGCTTCTCATTGGTCAGGAAGACCCCAGCCATATGGTTGCCTTGTATCGTGACGGCTGGGAACCTGTCCCGCTCAACCGTGACTCTCGCCACCGGGCTATGATGCCGCGTGGCTGGGGTGAGAACACCATTGAGCGCAAGGGCATGATCCTTATGGAGCGTCCGACCGAGCTGACCGAGGAAGTCCGCGACATGCAGTTGCGCGCTGCCCGTAAGCAAGTGCGCGACAAGGAAGCTCAGATTGCTGGTACGCCTGATGGCACGATGACCCGCGATCATAAGGACGCTCGCCCGGTGATCAAAAAGTCCTATGAGGCTATTCCGATCCCGAAAGAGTAACTTAACCGGGCTTGACAAGCCTGTGGCATTGTGCAAGTATAATGGGGCAGGGGCCAAGAGGTTCCTGCCCTATGTCATAGATGGAGATACCCATGACGATACTAACGCTAGGCAGGGTTCGTAAAGCCATCGCGGGCAATCACAAGGTTGATCAGAACATTGATTTAGATGAGCCTAATGTTGCGATCCTTTGCACGACCTATGGCTGGATGTTTAATGATGGGACTTCAACGATTTCCGTATATCTGAAAGGCCATGAATATGATGAGCCTGACAATGTGACTTACCTTAAAGAACAACTTAGTTGGATAAAACCTAACCCAGATGAAGCATAATTAGGGGCCGCATTAGCGGCCCTTTACATTTCTGAACTGTCAATATATTGTCAGGCATAAGGCCCGTGTGGCCTCCCCTCCCCCGGCGTGGAGGGCCTTAACTTCTCCCGTTCCTAGTGCCCCCGGTGTGGCATGATGGGACTTCCTGAAAAGGAGGCACCGTCATGGCGAATACCAATGCGCCTTTCGGTTTTTCTCAGTACTCAGGCAACGGTTCGGCTCCGACCTATGAACAGGTCCCCGTCCAGATCGCCTACAACGCTTCTGCCATTTACTACGGTGACCCTGTAGAGCCCGACGCTAACGGTCAGGTTGTGCGCGGTGACGGCACGACTGCCGCTGCTGGCATCGCTGGCATCTTCGTCGGCTGCAAATACCTCTCGGTTTCGCAGAAGCGCACCGTGTGGTCGAACTATTGGCCCGGTTCTGACGTTGCTTCCAACCAGACGGTTGAAGGCTACATCATCAACGATCCGAACGCTAAGTTTGTCGTTCAGTCTGGATCGACGGGTGCGACCCAGTCCACTGTCAACCTCAATGTCGGCTACGACATCGGTACTGGCAACGCTTCGAATGGCCTGTCTGGCGCGTTCATTGATGTTGCTAACGCTGCTGTTACGACGACTTTCCCCTTCCGTGTTGTTGGGCTCCTCACTGACCCGCCGGGTTCGGCTGGCACTGAGTCTGGCGCGTATAACCGCGTCATCGTTGCGTTTAACAACGTGACGACCAAGAACGCCACGGGCATCTAAGAGGAGTAAGGGACCATGGCAGTTAATCTTTCAGCCATTAAAGACCTTCTCCTCCCCGGCCTCCGTGGGGTTGAAGGCAAGTATGAGCAGATTCCGTCGCAGTACGACAAAATCTTCACGAAGCATGAGTCAAAGATGGCTCTGGAACGCACCGCTGAGATGCGCTTCCTTGGTCTGGCTCAGTTGAAGACTGAAGGTGGTCAGACGGCTTTTGATAACAACGCTGGCGAACGCTACGTTTACAATCAGGAGCATACGGAAATCGCTCTTGGCTATGCGATTACTCGCAAGGCCATCGACGACAACCTGTATAAGACCCAGTTCATGCCGTCGAACCTCGGCCTGATCGAATCTTTCGCTCAGACCAAGGAAATCTACGCAGCGAACATCCTCAACACCGCGACGACCTACAATGCGTCGATTGGTGGTGACGGTAAGGCACTGGTTGCCTCTGACCATCCGATTGATGGTGGCACGATCTCCAACTACACCACGGTGGAGTTGAATGAATCGACCCTCCTCAACGCGATGATCGCCATCCGTACCAACTTCAAGGATCAGGCGGGCCTGAAGGTCTTCGCTCGCGGTCGTCGTCTCATTGTGCCTCCGGCACTTGAGCCTGTTGCGATCCGTCTGACGAAGACTGAACTGCGTCCGGGTACGGCAGATAATGACGTTAACGCGATTATGATGACCGCAGGGGGCCTCCCCGAAGGTTACATGGTCAACGATTATCTGACCGACACGAACAACTGGTTCTTGCTGACGAACATCGACGGCCTCTCCTACATGGAGCGCGTTAAGTTCGAAAGCGACATGCAGGTAGACTTCGTAACTGACAATCTTCTTGTCAAGGGTTACGAGCGTTACAGCTTCGGTTACTACAACTGGCGCTCCATCTACGGTGCGTTCCCGTCGTAATCGACATAGGGCGGGGTGTAAAAGCCCCGCCTTTTATCTGGGGTAATAGATCATACTGACCGCCCCAGCGGACACTGCACAGACAGTATGATCGCATCGTGCAGGAGGCCCTTATGGGTACTACTACTTTTACCGGCCCGATTAAGGCTGGCAACGTTCTTAATACGACTGGCACAACGCCCGGTACTGTTAAGAATGTTGGCTTCGTTGAAATGGCTCAGACTGCTGCCATTACGCAAGCGGGCACTGAAACTGCCTATAACACTGGCATTTGCATTCCTGCCAACAGCCACATCTTGAATGTTCAATTCTTGGTGGAAACTGCTTGGGATGGTGCTGCCTCCACAATCAGCATTGGCACCAGCGTAACGTCTGATGAGCTTGTCTCGGCGCAAAGCCTTGGAACCGTTGGTTTGGCTTCTGCTGGACCCGGTACAAGCGCAACCCGTGTAGGAAATTGGTCTGATGTCGGTACATCCGATGTGATCATTTATGCTCTTTCCGCAAATACGGGAGCGGGCGTTGGTGATCTGATCGTTCGTTATCTCCAAGCTGAGAACGCTTAAAGCCATAGGAGGCTCACATGAAGGGTAAGAAAGTTGCAGCGAAGTCCCTCAAGGGTGATTTCTACGCTGGCGGCGGCAGCAATGTTGCCAAGGAAAGCAAGAACATGACCGAAGCCTTCAAGAAGGGCGGCAAGGTCGCAAAGATGATGGGTGACAAGGCTAAGGCTCATGCTGGCCGTAAGGCTCGTAAGTCTGGCGGTGGTGTTCTGTCGTCTGCCTCTGGCCCCGGCACTCCCCGTGGCAAGGCGTCTCACTACTGATATTTCTCCTCCCTGAGTATCAGTGAGACACGGCGGGGGCCTATGCGCCCCCGTTTTCGTAGGAGGGGACGATGGCAAAATCACCAGCTTGGACACGCAAAGAAGGCAAGTCGCCCTCTGGCGGTCTGAATGAAAAGGGCCGCGCAAGCCTGCGCGCCGCAGGGCATGACATCAAGCGCCCGCAGCCAGAAGGCGGTTCCCGCAAGGATAGCTTCTGTGCCCGTATGACCGGCATGAAACGCAAGTTGACCGGATCGGCTAAAGCCGCAGACCCTAACAGCCGCATCAACAAAGCTCTTCGGAAGTGGGATTGCTGACATGGCATCCAAGCCTCAAAACTCAGGTCTTTGGGGTCGTGCTAAAGCGGCGGCCAGAGCAAAGTTCGATGTTTATCCGTCTGCTTACGCGAATGCTTGGGCCTCCAAATGGTACAAGCAGCATGGTGGCAAGTGGTCCGGGGATGATAATCGCGTCAACAAAGCAAGTGGCGGCGGCCTTGGAAAATGGTTCGCTGAAGACTGGCGTGATGTGAAAACTGGCAAAGAATGTGGTAGAGTTCCGGGTGAGAAGGGCAAACGTCCATACCCTGCCTGTCGGCCTGCTTCAGCAGCTTCGTCTATGACGAAAGAGCAAAAAGCGTCGATGGCACGGAAGAAGACTGGTCCTGCCCGAAAGTCATGGCCCGTTTCGCCGTCAGGTGCGAAGAAGGAAAGATGAAATGCAGTACCGCACAATCTCTCTGACTGATGAAGGCCGCAGCGCGATTATCGCCGTCGATGACTTTCAGACGCCGTTTAATCTCGGTCTTGCAGCTAACATCACTGCTGGAACGCCTACCTTCAGCATTCAGTATTCGCTGGATGACCCGCAGGCCGCTGGCTACGACAAAGATACAGCTCTATGGTTCAGCATCACTGGCTTGTCTGGTGTGTCTGCTGACACTGGAGCCGGTATGACAATTCCTTGCAAAGCCATTAGCATTTATATGGCAACTGGACAGACAGGCACGGTTGAGTTGAAGGTCGTGCAGGCAGGCCCCGCATAATAGGTGATCAATGGCTACTAGCGGGACATACACCTACAATCCCGGCCTCGGTGAGATCACGCTGTATGCGTACAATCTTATCGGTGTGAGGAATACGGCTGTTCTTCAGGAACACATG